CTTCGACCGCACTTCAATGGGCCGATTTCTCTGGAGGAATTTATTTCTTCAAAGAAAGGAGCTCTGCGCAAGCGGTATGAAGACGCTTGTCGCAAGATTTTAAAATCTGGCTTTGATTTGACAAAGCACAATGAGATACTGGCTTTCATTAAAAACGAACTATACGATGAATTAAAACCTCCTCGTATGATTATGGGAAGAGATGTACGCTTCAACCTCGTATACGGGAGATTCACAACCGCTTTAGAACATTGCATGACCAAGCTTGCGCAAGTATCCAAAGGAAGAAATTTCTTGGAGCGTGGGCAACAGTTTAGTGATGTCATTTACGGTTCGTGGATTCTTGAATGTGACTTTTCAAAGTACGAATCTACACAACGGCCTGAACTACTCACTACCATCGAGTTGGGCATTTGGGAAAGATTACTTTCTGATTCTGATTACGATTTAATACGTCAAGTGTTTATCGCTAAGATGATGAAGAAGGGAGCTACCTCAAATGGTACAAAGTTCAAGTTCGAATGGTGTAGAGGGTCTGGTGACATGGACACTGGACTCTTCAACACACTCATCACGTGGGTCGCATGTCGTTACTTCGAGATCATCAACAAATCTGGTCACGGTAACTTCATTTGTGATGGGGATGACAATCTCATGAAACTCCCGGTAGGAATGGAACAGTATGTTAACACTTTTGCCCACTTTGGTCTTGATGCTAAACTTATCCTTAGGAAAGATTATCATGACGCTGACTATTGTTCTGGCAAATTCATACAGTATAAACCGGGTCAGTTCATTTACGTGCAAAATGTAAATAAAATTATGCAAAATCTCCGGGTTTTTAGAAAGGCAAAGTTCTCACATTGCATAGGTGAGTATTACTATAGTCTTGGTTTCATGTATTCAATCATGTACAAAGACTTTCCGTTGTACTCATCCATAGCAAGATTTCTCATGTCTTTCACAAAAACTCGAAAACACGTGAATGCTGACATCCTGCGGGAAATCAACCCTGCACATGCTGAGGCTTTTCAACTCTCCAACTACGAATTAAATTTCGATAGAAGGATTGTTGAAGTAGAAATGGCAATGTGCTTCAATCTCAGTGTTAATGAGATTTGGACGCTATCGTTGTATTATGACACTCATACAATCGATATATCACCAAGCGAGGACAAGAGATATAATGCATCAAAACCACCTGCTGTTCTGCTCACTAAACAGCAGTTGGAGACTGTCGAATCAATTCAGGTAAGCGCTAGTTTGAACGCCAACTTCTATACTAGAGCATACCATAACATCATGAATTACATGTGAGCACAAAAGGTGCTGGGGGCAATAAAACAATACCGGCACCATAACAACGCGAACCCACCGCGTTGCGGAGATGGGG